GCCGGCTGAGGACGTCGCTGCACTACTCGGCGATGTCGATCCCGGCGACCTCGCGGCGCTCGCCGCCGACTGGCAGGTGTGGGCCCGCGACGACCAGCTGCCGCCGCCGCTCACCGTCGCGGGAGCGCCGTGGCGGACCTGGCTGGTGCTCGGCGGACGCGGCGCGGGCAAGACGCGCGCGGGCGCTGAATGGGTGAAGGCGCAGGCGCTGGGGCTCGCGCCGCTCGCCGCCGCGCCGGTCGGGCGGATCGCACTCGTCGCCGAGACCCAGCACGAGGCCCGCGCGGTGATGGTCGAGGGCGTCTCCGGGCTGCTCGCGATCCACGCTGATCATGAGCGGCCGCTCTACGAGCCCTCGCGCCGCCAGCTGACCTGGCCGAACGGCGCGATCGCGCAGATCTTCTCGGCTGAGGATCCCGAGAGCCTGCGCGGTCCGCAGTTCGAGGCCGCCTGGTCCGACGAGCTCGCCAAATGGCCGGAGCCGGAGCGGACCTGGAACAATCTGCAGCTCGCGCTCCGCCTCGGGTCGCTGCCGCGCCAGGTGGCGACGACGACGCCGCGCCCGCTGCCGCTGCTCGCGGCGCTGGTCGCGGAGGAGGACTGCGTTGTGAGCCGCGCGCGTACGATCGACAACCGCGATCACCTTGCGCCGGCGTTCCTGGATGCGGTGACGCGCCGCTACGCCGGCACCATGCTCGGCCGCCAGGAGCTCGACGGCGAGATCGTCCGCGAGGTCGCGGGCGCGCTCTGGCGGCAGGCCTGGATCGAGGCGGCGCGGGTGCGCCGCGCGCCGGATCTGCGCCGGATCGTCGTCGCGGTGGACCCGCCGGTGACTGCGACGGCCAAGTCCGACGCCTGCGGCATCGTCGTCGCGGGCAAGGGCGAGGATGGCCGCGTCTACGTGCTCGCCGACCGCTCGGTGCAGGGCCGCTCGCCCGCCGACTGGGCGGGCGCGGCGGTCGCGGCCTGGCGGGATTACAACGCCGACTGCATCGTGGTCGAGGTCAACCAGGGCGGCGACCTCGTCGCCGGCGTTCTGAAATCCTCGGGTCCCGAGGTGCCGGTGCGTCAGGTCAGGGCGACGCGCGGCAAGTGGGTCCGCGCCGAGCCGGTCGCCGCGATCTATGCCGAAGGCCGCGCCTCGCACGTCGGCACGTTCGCCGCGCTCGAGGCGGAGATGACGAGCTACGGCGCCGACGGTCTTGGGTCCGGTGCCAGCCCCGACCGGCTCGACGCGCTGGTGTGGGCGCTGACCGAGCTGATGCTGCAGCCGGCCCCGACGCCGGCGGTGCGGATGGTGTGAGCGAGGAGTGAGTAGCGAGTAGCGAGTAGCGAGTAGCGAGTAGCGAGTAGCGAATAGTGCCGCACTGATCGACGCCGGCCGGAGTGTCCTCCCGACCTGAGCCGGCCGTCTCACCGACGACCATTCGCTACTCGCTTCTCGCTATTCGCGCCCTCCCGTCTCCGCCCCACCCTTCAACAACCCTCACGAGGCCCCCTTTGCTCGACGCGACACTCTCTGCGGTGCGCCGGCTGGCGCGCGCCCTCGCGCCCGACGGCGCGAAGGCGAGCCGCGCGCATGCGCTCGTCCATCTCGACGGCCCCGGACAGCCGGTGTGGAGCCCGCGCGACTATGCGGCGCTCGCGCGCGAAGGCTACATGCAGAACCCGATCGTGTTCCGCGCCGTGCGGATGGTCGCGGAAGCCGCGGCGAGCGTGCCGCTGGTGCTCTGGCGCGAGGGGCGCGAGATCGAGGCGCATCCGCTCATCGATCTGCTCGCCCGTCCGGGCGCCGGGCGCTGCCAGGCCGATCTGCTCGAGACGCTCTATGCGCACCTCGCGATCGCCGGCAATGCCTATGTCGAGGCGGTGGCGGTCGAGGGCAGCGTGCGCGAGCTCCATGCGCTGCGCCCCGACCGCATGAAGGTGATCGCCGGCGCCGACGGCTGGCCGGCGGGCCACGAGTACCAGGCGGGCGGGCGCGCGGTGCGGTTTACGGGCGAGATCGCGCCCGGTGTTCCGCCGGTGCTGCACATCAAGGCGTTCCATCCGGCGAACGACCACTATGGCTTCGCGGCGATCGAGGCGGCGGCGGCCGCGATCGACATCCACAACGCGGCCTCGGCCTGGCACAAGGCGCTGCTCGACAATGCGGCGCGGCCGTCGGGGGCGCTGGTCTACTCGGGCAGCGGCGCGCTCTCGGGCGAGCAGTTCGAGCGGCTGAAGAGCGAGCTCGAGGCTGGCTTCCAGGGACCGCGCAACGCCGGGCGTCCGCTGCTGCTCGAGGGCGGGCTCGAGTGGCGGCCGTTGAGCTACTCGCCGCGCGACATGGACTTCCTCGAGGCCAAGCACGCCTCGGCGCGGGAGATCGCGCTGGCGCTCGGGGTGCCGCCGATGCTGCTCGCGATCCCAGGCGACAACACCTACTCGAACTACCAGGAGGCGAGCCGGGTCTTCTGGCGCCAGACGGTGCTGCCGCTGGTGGCGCGCACCGCCGAGCAGCTCGCGGGCTGGTTCGCGCCGGCGTGGGGAGAGGAGCTCCGCCTCCTTCCCGACGCCGACGACATCCCAGCGCTCGCCTTCGAGCGCGAGGCGCTCTGGGCGCGGCTCGACCGCGCGAGCTTCCTTACGAACGACGAGAAGCGCGCGGCGGCGGGGTATGGGGAGGAAGAGGCGCCCGACCCCGCGCCCGGCGGCCGGCTCCCCGCAGGGGAGTCGCCGGGCGCAAGCAAGAGACACTCGCAGAAGTTCAACCCCTACCACGACGCGCTCGGCCGCTTCACCACGGCGGAGGGCGCGGCGCAAGGCGGCGGTGATGGCAGTGGCGAAGACGACGACTATCAGAACGAGGGCATCGCACGAGTGGCCGACGACGGTCGTTCCGGCTATCCCATTGACGTTCTGGAGGAGGATGCGCTCGGGGGGCATACCTTTGAACGGCATGTCGCCAAGTCGAATGAATACCTCAAGGCAAGGATCCTCGCGAATCGCACCAACATTCCGCTGATTGGTAGTGTCGGCGAGAAGCGTGCGGGCTCATTCTCGTCATTGGAGGCTGCCAACAAACTGATCAACTCCACAATTTCTGCTAATCGAGAGCAGATTGCTCGATTTCTGTCGGGCGGCCTTCTTTTTTCCTTTCCGTCCATGTACCTGTTTCGGGATTTTGAGCAACCGACCGGATATGAAGCCTACGCGCCGAACGACCGCGCACAACCCGTCATTCGGCCCACCTTCGGTGTCTCGGTACATATTGGGCGTACGGATCGCGCCCCGAGAGGTTACCGCGTCGTCAGGGCTTGGCCCATGAATAGGGACTAGAACGATGCTCATCGAGACTCCTTCGGAATTCAAGAAGCTGTGCCGGAACCTGGTGCAAGGCCTGGAGTTCAAAAGCGCGGACGATCTGGTGCTGATTGCTCTCTCTGGGCTTGAGCCGGGCGAACGAGCGGCGATCGGGTCGTTCCTGGACAAGCTGCTCGCCAGCGAATTCACGCCGGATCAGTTGAAGGACTACTGGTGGTCCCTCCCGGCGGATATCGTGTTCTACGAAGGCGAGAAGGTGCTGGTGTTTCTTCGTCTCCTCAGGAGTGCGCTTCCGTAGCGGCAAGCGCACCGCCGAGCAGCTCGCGGGCTGGCTCGCGCCGGCGTGGGGAGAGGAGCTCCGCCTCCTTCCCGACGCCGACGACATCCCGGCGCTCGCCTTCGAGCGCGAGGCGCTGTGGGCCCGTCTCGACCGCGCGAGCTTCCTCACCGACGACGAGAAGCGCGCGGCGGCGGGGTATGGGGCGATCGACGCGCCTTGCGGCCGGCTCCGCGCAGCGGAGTCGCAAGGCGCACTCTAAGAGAGCGCGTCCGACACGCTTCGCGCGCCGGCCGGACGCGCACGCGCCGTGCGGCCGGCTCCCCGCAGGGGAGTCGCACGGCGCACTCAAAAAAGGATCTCAGGATGCACGACACGATTGGCCGCCCGCCGGAGACGGCGCGGGGTGTGCGCCTCGTCGACCTCGACACCGCGCACGCCGGGCTCGATGGAACCTTCGAGGGCTATGCGAGCCTCTTCGGGCGCACCGACCTCGGCGGCGACACCGTGGTCCCCGGCGCCTTCAGGAAGAGCCTCGCGGAGCGCGGCGCCGCCGGCATCCGCATGCTCTTCCAGCACGACCCCGCGATGCCGATCGGGGTCTGGCTCGCCATTCACGAGGACGCGCGCGGGCTCTACTGCCGCGGCCGGCTCGCGACCGAGGCGGCGAAGGCCCGCGAGGTGCTGGCGCTGATGCGCGCCGGCGCCGTCGACGGGCTCTCGATCGGGTTCAGGACGGTGCGCGCCGAGCGCGACGGGCGCCGGCCGGGCCGCCGCCTCGCCGAGATCGACCTCTGGGAGATCTCGGTCGTGACCTTCCCGATGCTCCCCGGGGCGCGGATCGCGCACGTCAAGGGCCAGCCGCCGCCGCCCAATCCGGCCAGGCGCTACGAGCTCTGGCTCCGCGAGGAGGCGGGGCTCAGCAGAGCGGAGGCACGAACGCTCTCCGCGCTCCCCCGCCCGCGCCGCATCGACCGCTTCGCCCGCCCGCCCGCCGAGGGCGGCTGGGAGGCGCGGCTCGCCGGCCAGCTCCGCGAGGCGGCCCGGCTCGTGCGGGCCTGAGCCGCCACGTCGACGTTCACCTCACGACCACCACCAGCGAAAGGACCCCCATGCTGACCACGGACTCCCAGACGACCTCGGGCCTCGAGACCAAGAGCGGGCCCGGCGACCTCGCGCTCGCCATCGACGAGCTGATGCGCGCCTTCGAGAGCTACAAGGAGGCGAACAACCGCCGGCTCGCCGAGGTCGAGCGGCGGGGCGCGGCCGACGTCGTGACGAGCGAGGAGCTCGCGCGCCTCGACCGGCGCCTCGACGAGCTCCAGCTCAAGGCGCTGCGCCCGCCGCTCGGCCAGGCCGGGCCGGCGGCGCTCTCGGCGGCGACGCTCGCCCACAAGACGGCCTTCGACGGCTACGTGCGCAAGGGCGAGACGCGCACCCTCGGCGAGCTCGAGGGCAAGGCGCTCTCGGTCGGCTCCGGCCCCGACGGCGGCTACCTGGTGCCCTCCGAGACCGAGGCGACCGTGCTCTCGGCCTTGACGAGCATCTCGCCGATCCGTGCCATCGCCGGCATCCGCCGCGTCTCGGCCTCGCTCTACAAGAAGCCGTTCGCGACGACTGCGGCCGGCACGGGCTGGGTCGGCGAGACGGCGGCACGGCCCGAGACCACGACGCCGACGCTCGCCGAGCTCTCCTTCCCGACCATGGAGCTCTACGCCATGCCGGCGGCGACGCCGGCGCTGCTCGAGGACGCGGCCGTCGACGTCGACCAGTGGCTCGCCGAAGAGGTGCGCGACGCCTTCGCCCAGCAGGAGGGCAACGCCTTCGTGCTCGGCAACGGCACCAACAAGCCGCGCGGCTTCCTCGACTACCCGAAGGTCGCCAACGCGTCGTGGAGCTGGGGCAACATCGGCTTCATCACCACCGGTGTCGCCGGCGCCTTCCCGGCGTCGAATCCGACCGACAAGCTCATCGACCTCGCGTTCTCGGTCAAGGCCGGCTACCGCGGCAACGCCCACTTCGTCATGAGCCGGGCGACGCAGGCGGCGATCCGCAAGTTCAAGGACGCCGACGGCAACTACATCTGGCAGCCGGCGGTGAAAGCGGGCGAGAATCCGACGCTGCTCGGCCATCCGGTGGTCGAAGCCGAGGACATGCCGGCGATCGCGACCGACAGCTACTCGGTCGCCTTCGGCGACTTCCGCCGCGGCTACCTGATCGTCGACCGGGTCGGCATCCGGGTGCTGCGCGATCCCTACTCCGCCAAGCCCTACGTGCTCTTCTACACGACCAAACGGGTCGGCGGCGGGGTGCAGGACTTCGACGCGATCAAGCTGCTCAAGTTCGGCGTCTGACGAGGAGCGGCGGCCAGGTTCGCCGCCCTCACGCAGGCCAGCCGCATCGGACCCGAGATCGAGGGGCGCTGCCCCTCGATCACCCCGCCAGGGACGTGTCCCTGGACCCGATCATGGGGTTTCCAAAGGCCGCCGGCCGTTGGCGGGGCTCGGGGCAGAGCC